TTTTTTTTTTTTTTTCTTTGTTCCCAAAACCATCCTTGTAATGATTCTAATTTAGTTATCTTATCCTGGCTTAATTTATATTTTTTTTTATTATCTCGTTGTTTACTTATCCAACGCCCAATCTTAACCCCATCTGTTGTTTCATAACTCGCTGTTGGACATTGATTATTATTTTTCAACATGTACGTTTTTAACAACACATAATTAGTATTCCATCCTTCATCTAAATCCAATTCCCAAAACCATCCTTGTAATGATTCTAATTTGGTTATCTTATCCTGACTTAATTTATTTTTTTTTTTATTATCTCGTTGTGTACTTATCCAACCCCCAATCTTAACACCATCAGTTGTTTCATAACTCCGCGTTGGACATTGATTATTATTTTTCAACATGTACGTTTTTAACAACACATAATTAGTATTCCATCCTTCATCTAAATCCCAAAACCATCCTTGTAATGATTCTAATTTAGTTATTCTATCCGGACTTAATTTATTCTGTTTTTTATTTTTTCGTTGATGACTAATCCAACTATCAATCTTAATCCCTTCTGTTGTTTCATAACTCCTTGTTGGACATTGATTATTATTTTTCAACATGTATTCTTTTAACAACTCATAATTAGTATTCCATTCTTCATCCCATGGATCCCAAAACCATCCTTGTAATGATTCTAATTTAGTTATTCTATCCTGACTTAAATTATTCTTCTTTTTATGTCGTTGATGACTAACCCATTTACCAATCTTAACCCCTTCTGTTGTTTCATAACTCCATGTTGGACATTTATTATTGTTATTCAACATGTATTCTTTTAATAATTCATAATTAGTATTCCATTCTTCATCCAATGGATCCCAAAACCATCCCTGTAATGAGTCGAGTTTAGTTATTCTATCCTCACTTAATTTCTTCTGTTTTTTATTTTGTCGTTGTATATGTATCCAATTTCCAATCTTAATCCCTCCTGTTGTTTCATAACTCCATGTTGGACATTTATTATTGTTATTCAACATGTATTCTTTTAATAATTCATAATTAGTATACCATCCATCATCGAAATCCAATTCCCAAAACCATCCTTGTAATGATTCTAGTTTAGTTATTCTATCCTGACTTAATTTATTCTTCTTTTTATTTTGTCGTTGTGTAACTATCCATGATCCAATCTTAATTCCACCCGTCGTCACATAACTCTGCGTTGGACATTGATTATTGTTATTCAACATGTATTCTTTTAATAATTCATAATTAGTATACCATCCTTCATCTAAATCCAATTCCCAAAACCATCCTTGTAATGATTCGAGTTTAGTTATTCTATCCTGACTTAATTTATTCTTCTTTTTATTTTGTCGTTGATTACCTATCCAAAACCCAATCTTAATCCCATCAGTTGTTTCATAACTCTGCGTGGGGCATTGATTATTGTTATTCAACATGTATTCTTTTAATAACTCATAATTAGTATTCCATTCTTCATCTAAATCAAATTCCCAAACCCATCCTTGTAATGATTCGAGTTTTGTTATTCTATCCTGACTTAATTTATTCTTCTTTTTATCTTGTCGTTGTCGATTTATCCATGACCCAAGCTTAATCCCACTTATTGTTAAATAACTCGTAGGACATTGATTGTCATTATTCAACATGTATTCTTTTAACAACTCATAATGAGTATTCCATTTTTTATCATTGTATTTTATATCTACATCTAAGATACCTTGACCAAACATTTTATTTAAATTTACATCTTTGATTTTCCATAAAACTTCTAAATCAGGATGAGTATGTATATCAAATAATTTTGGTCTTTTTTTAGGTGCACTAATTGTTTTTTTTATAATTTTTTCTTTTTTATCCTTTTTTACAACAGGAGAATAAGTTTTATCATCTTCACTATAAAATAATCTTAAAGGTTCTAAATCAAATGCATTTTCATTATAATATATAACAGGATTATCATAACTTTGTGTATGAACTTCTATAGTTTTTTCACATTTCTCTGCTATATCATTTAGGATATTTATTTCATTTGTCTCTTCAAACGATTCAACATCTAAATCAATATTATCTTGATTGCATATAAATTTAAGGTTTTCTAATAAATTACCTTTACTTTCAAGCACTTCTAATCCATGCTTTAACAAATTATCCTCGATTTCCTGAGGTTCATACATATTAGGATATTTTATACACAATTCAAATAATTCTGGATCATATTGGTATCGAAAAGCACTAATTACATTTAAAGCTGTATTAAAATTACCTGATTCTGATAATTCCTGTCTTATCATTTCATCTTTTCTTTCATCAGTATCCATTGTATTATATTTAGTAATATCTACCAGACAAGGTATCAATATAATAGCTGGTGGCATATTTGGTTCAGGAAGTCTAACCAAACGACCAATTCTTTGTGATTCTTTTACAATACTTTGTGTAGGGTCAATCGGTACACCCATATTAGCCCATTTTGTATCAATACCCTCATTTAGAATACCACAAGATGCTAATATATAAATTCTTCCCACAACTTTTTGGTCAAAATCATTAATTATTTTTTGACGATTTTTTGTAGTAGCATCTACACCTTCTAATTTAACATCATCTACATTAAAGATATTTTTTGTATTAGGAAACTCATCATTTTGTATTCTAATAAATAATTTCTTTAATATTTTTTCATTATTTTTGGAAGCAAATTCTTTTACAGAAGAGATAGATTGATTTTCATTATCATTTACATATCGATGATAAGTAAGCACATTCCAGTAATCATAACTACCTGATAAACACGCACGAATAATTGATTCAAAAATAGGAATATATTTTGATTTATATTCTGGTTTTTCCATATATAGGGATATTTGGGTTTGAAATGGTTTACAAATCTTATCCTCGACAGCCTGATAAAATAGATATTCATATGCTAATGGACCACAATCACTATTATATTCTTCCTCTCTATCATACATAGTAATACTATTACGATTGATAGGAGTTGCAGTATAATATTCTTTTTTATCTACAATACGATCTAGAGACTTATTATTAAAAGCAATATTTTGTATCTTTTCTCCTAAAATATGATGAGCTTCGTCCCAGATTAGATAATCTATTATTGTTTGGTGTTTAATACATTCATTGATAAATTTTTCAAAAGATTGGTAGGTAACTAATATTATTTTTTTACAATTAGATTTTTTCAAAAACTTATCCAAAATACTCTGTTTAGTAGTATATTTAATTCTATCATTTTTGATATTTAGTTTTCCTTCATCATCAGAACAAAAAGCTAAGCATTGGTAATTAGAAAAATTCTGGTTAAAAAATTCATTATCATTATTAAAATAGTCATTATTATATTGATTAATTAATCCCAGGGAAGGAAAAACAATAACATTTAGATTTTTTTCATCATTAAAAATAGAGACGGTGAATGTCCTAGTTTTTCCTGTACCGCACCACATATTTACTAGACATTTTTTATATTTAGCTTTAGCATTAATTGCCTCTATTTGGTGTTTATAAAGATAAGGTATAAATTTATCTTTTAGTGGAATTTCTTCCAAATAATTTGTATCTTCCAGGTCTGAATCATAATCAGAATATCCTGAAATATTGTTGGATTCTGGTCCAGAATAAGAGTCATCTTCAGAATTATATTGGATATTAGAATCTGTGTTTAAAATTTCTTCCATTGAATTAATAGGTATTTCATTATCAATACTTTCTTGATATTGATATGTCATTAATTAATTAAATAATAAATAATTTTTAAATCAAATTATATCTTAAAATACTGATTCAGATTGGTTTAAAGATTTTTCCAAATTATAATAATGAAAATTTTAAAAATTAACAACTTCTTGAGAAAAAAAAAAAAATAGAAATGAAAAAATTTATAATTAGATTTAAAGGCAAAATTTATTAATCCATTATAAAATATCCCCTTATATCATATCTCGCATAACATTCATTAGCAAAATGACCTATTCTATCACATCTAAAACATCTCATATTATAATGATCATCATCGCTGCTTAAATCACTATCAATATATTCACCATTAACATCAAATTCAGCAAAACAACTATTTGTAGTATGATTAGTTCTTCCACACCTTTTACATTCTTTTTTCTTTCTATTAGTAGAAAGTTTATTTACAGATATATTTATTTGACTATTTATTATATCCTTTGATGTTATTTTTTTCATAGTTTCACTATCATGCGATATTACCATACACTTTTCTAAATTAATCAACCAGTCAGCTTTATTCTGAATACAGTTATTAGCAAAATGTCCCTCATTTCCACACTTTCTACATCTATCACCTAATCCCATTATTAAAGTTTTAATTATATTACATTCAGAATTAGTTAATGGTTTTGTATTAGTAAATTCCCATCCTCTTACATTATTAAATCCATGTTTAATCATTCTTACTAATAATTCATCTTTTTCCCAATTAGATCCATTTTCATCTTTGGGCGTTAGTGGTTTAATTGCTTTATATACACCATTACATTCCTTAACAAATTTAGCCGAGTTTTGATTTATTTTTTTATGGTCATTTATTCTTGATTGTTTATTTTTAGATTTTCCTACATAATAATTTCCTTTTTTATTCAGTGATAGAACATATACCTCTTCAGAAGTCATTTTATAAATAAATATAATTATTAAATAAATATCAAATTTATATAATAATTATACTAAATATTTTTATCTTGTATTTTGATAATTTTATTATAAATATAACGTAGCTTCCCTAGGAAATGTTAAATTATGTCTAGCACCTAAAAGTTCTACTTCTTAAATTATTTAATACTTTTATAGATTATAGCATATTCAATGGTCTTTTCATTATTTACCAGAATTAGAATTCTTAGGCTTAGACTGCTTAGGCCCAACCGAGGTTGTTTTTTTTATTGCCATATTACTGTTTTTACTTGTAACTTCTTCTTCTTTTATTGTTTGGGTTTGAAAAGATTGATTATCTGCAACGCCTTTACTTGCAGGGTTATATTCCACACTTTCTTGAGAATCAGGTTCAGGTATATCAGATTCCGTTCGCACCGGGCTTGGTTCTGGAGTATCATCACCACCACCTCCAAAAAGTAAATGTATATATTTGCTTAATATTTTTCTTCCTAATTTACCATAAATATTAACCTTGCGTCTAGTTATAGGATTAATAATTTTATTATACATTTATATTATATATATTTATTTTATTATATATAAAAAAAATATTTTAAGAAAATATTAGAAAAATATTATATCTATAATCATTTATAAATTGTTTACAACAATGATATTTAAAATTGGAAAAAACTAATTTCTTAAAAAAAATTTATCAGTCATATTAAAATGATATATAATTCCTATATTTATAAATATATATACCAAATGGATACACAACCGTTAATTTCTATCTTATTCGCAATGTTTGTATACATAAATGAATTATTATTTAAAGTTTATAGTAAAAAAAAGTATATATGAAAAATAAAATAACTAATTTTAATCAAACTTTAAAATTAGTTAAAACTGATGAATTATTAAAAATGGAGCTTAAAAAGCCTAATATTCAAAGGATACTAGAGAAAAAAAAAGTGGATGATATATTAAATTATCAATTAAAAAAATTAAAAGAAAAAAATAGAACAAATTTTATAGGAGTATTAACAATAAATTATTGTGTAAGTGATAATAACTATTATTTAATAGATGGTCAACATAGATATAAAGCAATATTAATATTATATGAAAATTATAGCCATAATATAGATATATTTATAGAGATAATAACAGTAAATAATTTTGATGAACTAAAAGAAAATTATAATATAATAAATAACAGTACTCCATTGCCAGAGTTTTCAATAGAAATAGATAATACTATTTTAGAAGAATGTATGAATATATTTCAAAATAGATATTTAAATATTTGGTCAAAATCATTAAAATGTCGTAGACCATATATTAATTTTAACTATTTTCAGGAAAGCTTAGTATATATAATAGAAAAATTAAATATAAAAAATTCAAAAGATTTGATAGATATAGTAGAAAATTATAATAAAAAATTAAGCTATAAAAATAAAGATGATTTTAATGATATAAGTGAAAAACAATTTGAAATAGCAAAAAGCTGTAATTTTTATTTAGGTCTATATCAACATTGTTCTAACAATGAATATTGTTATTTATGGACAAAAGAAATAGTTGAACTATCTATTATAAAAAAAAATAAAATGAAGAAAAAATTAGCGATCCCTAAAAAATTACGTGACGATTGTTGGAATAAGCTAATAGGTAAATCAATAGCAGGAGTGTATTGTCTTGTGTGTAATTTAGAAAAAATATACATGAATAAATTTGATGCAGGACATATAACATCAGAAAAAAATGGAGGTTTATTAATACTGGAAAATTTATTACCAATTTGTTCGGGTTGTAATAAAAGTATGGGTTCTAACAATATGACTAATTGGGTAAGAACGTATTATCCAGAAAATTTAGCAAAATTTAATAATAGAGAGTATAATTGTATAAAAAATAAAAATTTTTAATATTTTAAATTAAATTATATTTTTTATTTTGAAAATTTTTTATATTTTCTAAAATATTATTCATAGTAGAATAGATGTAAATTCTATTTAAATTAATAATTTCTTTAATTTGCAATTTACTTAATCTTTCAATATTTTTTAATTGATTTAATGAGTTTTCATTTTCTAATAAACCATTATATAGTCCAGTATAATATCCAAGTAATCTATTAATATTTTTATTGTAATCAACATCATTAATTGATATATTATTACTATAAATATTATTACATTTTCCTATGATTTTTAATCCAATACATTCACCTTGTATACTATATATATTATTACAATATATATTATTAATATTTACATTAGTAGATGATGCAATAAGAATAGGTACTATATCAGTTCCTAAATATTTTGAAACTAATAAATTATAATTTATAAAATCTTTAGTATCAAAAATATATTTATAATCAATTATTCTATTATCTTCACAATCACAATTATTTCCTGAATTGGAAATATTTTCCATATGTATATTATCAATTTTTATACCATTACAGCCTGATAAAAATAAAATTAAGTTTCCTTTCATAACATGATTCATTTGGTCTCTAAGATTAACATATTTAAGAGAATATTTATTTTTAATAATATTTATATCATTATTAGCTTCAAACCATTCATCAATCATATATTGAGGAATATTAATAGATTTAGAATTAATAGAAAATGTGCTATCTATATTAATATATTTTGCTAAAATAACAGTTGCGTTTGTCATAACATTAGAAAAATAATTTCCTGTATTATTGTCAGTAATATCTAAATATGGCAAAGTATTACCGACTGTTCCTAAATGTGGTTTTTTTTTATCAGTTAGAGTAATTATTTCTCTAGGAAATGAATCTAAATTTTTAAAATAAATATCATGAATTACAATATTTTTATTACCTATTACTCCTTCATAATCTTTAATAAAATCGCCAACTACTACACCAAGACCATTTAAAACAATTCCATAAATATTACCTTCAGGTAATCCAGTAGAATTCAAAAAAAGTTGAGATTCAGGTTTATTGTTAGAAATTAATTTTGTATAAACTTTATCAATCATTTCTTTTTGTAATTCACATAATATATTTTCTATTTTAATATTTTGAGTTCCATTAACAAATAGAAATGCATTTGAATTATGTTTCAATAATTCATATAAAAACCTTCTAGTGTATAATGCATTTGAATATAAAAAATTAATATTTACATCCCTTAAAGAATCTTTAATTTCAATATTTCTTATAATTACATTTTCACTTCCATTAAGTGCAATCCCACCTACCTCATAATTTTTAATAACTAAATTTTCTATAATTATATTATGATTACCATTTCCATGTATACCATGGTGAGAACTTCTTCCTAATGTGCCATTTTTAATATAAATATTTTTAGGAAATTGAATTTCTCCAAAATTAGAAGGCCCTTGTCCATTAATAAAAGGAGAACTATTTAATTCTATATTTGAATAAAATCGTTGATGAAAATAATGAATTACTGATTGTTCAATTATTTTATTATTCAAATCTATCACAACATTATCACATTCGACTGTTATAGCTGCAAAAAATCCAAATTGATACGGAGGATTTGGATATTGTTCTAATTGTTCAGGATAATTAGGATGAAAATTATCTAATACATTTTTAAAATCCATACAATTTGTAGAATCATATATATTTTTATTTGGTGAAAATGTAATATTTTCATTTAAAATATAAATACCAGGAACTTTAATTCGATATGTACCCATATCAAAATCAGTTTGATTTAAATAAATTTTTTTTGCAAAACTATTATAGATAATATCATTAAATATCTGTAAAATTTCTAAATGTTTATTGTTATATAAATTCTTAATATTTTTTTTTAAATCTAAATTATTATTAATCATTAATAAAATAATAATATATATTTTTTATACCAATATCTTCTTTAACCAACAATTTATTTCATATAAAATTTTAAGATGAATATAATTATTTTTTTTTATTATATTAATAATTTTTTTTTGCTACTTTCTATAGTATAATTTAAAATTTGAGACGATTTAACAATACATGTCTCATAAGCATTTATTTTATTAAGATAATTTTTTAATTGATTATAAGTATTAAAATCTAAATTAACTCGTTTACTCTTTATTGATTTATTTTTATTTATTTTAAATTCATTTTTATTTATAATATATTTAATATTATAATCAATTGTTTCAATATTACAACTTTCTTTATTTGCTATAGTTTTTTTTTTTGGAAAATTAATACTATTTATATCGATAGGTTGTGAATAAGTTTCATCAAAAAAATTTAATTTTCTAAAATATTTTTTTTTAATTTTAAAGTATAAATTAGTTATTTCACTTGCTATTAAATCACTATGGTAAATTATTATTTCGTTAGCTTCATTTAAATGATATTGAGATACTATTTCGTCTATAAATATATTTTCCAATATTTCTGTTCTTTTATATTTATTTTTAATTAATTCATGACTAAAATAATTTAAAAATACATCATATAAACTGTTACTAATTGATAAACCTTCTTTTATTATATCATAAATAATGTATTTACAACCAGTATGTTTTATGTCATTTATTATATCTACTATTTCTTCAGTTTTTTCTAGTAAATCTACAATAATGATATCCTCTGTATCATTTTTTTTTTTTTCAGCATAAATATAATTATAAAATTTAATTATATTATCTTCATTATTTTCACTGAAATGCATTTTTTTCTCTTTAAAATATAGTTCTAATAAATCATTATCATAAACAATTTGTGATTCTTTATAAATTTTTTTCCACATTTCTATAAATATATCTTGTTTTGTCTTTTCTATGTTATCTTCTAATTGTATTGGATTATATGTGCATAAATCATTATTATCACAATTTTTTTTATCATCAAGTTCATTGCAATTTAATTTAAAATTTAAATTTTTTTTATAAAAATCTTCTTCTGTTATTTGTTTATGATGTGCATTAATTGAAAATAATATTTTAATTAGATATTCTGTATATATTTTTTTATATTTTAATGTATATGTTTTTGATAAAAATATTTTATTTAAATATTCTTTTATTTTTTGATTATTTTTAATAGATTCACTAATACGTAGTTTTATAAGTTTATAAATGTTATTTTTATAGTTTAGTTTTTTCATAAATTTTATCCTATTATCTAAATAAATTGATTCATATAAATTAGGTTTAATTTCGTCTATTCTTGTATAAAAATCAGCATCTGTAATACTATTTAATAAATATTCATTATTACTATTTCTATCATAGATTAATTTATAGTTTTCATAATTTAATCTTACAATTTGACCTTGTTCTAAAATAAATCCTATAATTTTTTTTTTATTATTTACAATATTTTTAATAGGTTTAACATTAATAAGATAATTAGATTTTTTCCATAAATCAAAATATTGATTTAATGCTTTTTCATAATCAGATACAAAAACATCAGATTCAGTTCTTTTTATGCTTTTTAATTCAATTTCGGTATCATTGTGTTTTATAAGTATATTCGGTATATCCTTAACGTCAATAGGTTCTATTTCTACTAAAATATCATTCAATATTAATCCCAATAATTTATTATGTTTTACATATAATTTATTTATACTAATATCTAATGTTAAATACTTAGTATTAATGATTTTTAAAAAATCAATAATATTGTTTTTTTTCATAAAAAATTTATCATTTATAAATTTTTGATATTCAATTAATTTAGTATCAAAATTATGATATCCTTTAAAAGTTTCTAAATTATTGTAGTATTGGTCAGATTCTTTTATATTAATTTTTTTGTTAACGGGTATTATATGACCACTACTTAATTCTAAACCAGATATATTTTCTTTATTATCAATAATTTTCCTAATAACTAAAATTTTTAAGCCTGTATCGTTATAAAATTCATTTAATTTTATATATAGGTCAAATGGATTTAGAAGCTCTAATTTATCTATAATTGAATTGATATCAATATAGTTTTCTTCATCTTCAGTATTAATAAATGGTTTACAAGGTATAATTAATTTATTAGTAAGATAAATTGCTACAATTTTATTATAATCATCTGTTAAATATTTAGATATAATATATTTTTTTTGAGAATTTAATTTTTGTTTTATTTCGTCAAAATCATAACTTTTATCTTGGGTTTCTTTATTTAAAAGTGGATTTAGATTTATTTTGCAGTTTTGAACTAATAATTCTAATAAATAATTTATAATAGTATTTGTATTTTTTTTAAATGTTTTTTTTGGTATTTTTGATTTATCATAAAGAAAAATAGGTTGATACATTGTTCCTATCTTAAGTGCAATAGCGATATCAACATTTGGATCATTATACCAATCAATATTCATAAAATATGGACATAATATATTAAATTTTTTATTTTTTTCTTCTAAAATAATTAAAATTAATCCTTTTTGACTACAATAAGAATTAGGGCGAGTTAAAAAATCTATGAAAAATTTATGATCTTTATTTTCATCGGATAATATGTATTCCAAATAATTTTGTAATGAAGAAATATTATATGGATATCCTGCTAAATTATCTCTAAATAATAATTCTAAATTTCCATTGTTAAAATTTTTAAAATTTTTTTCAGTAATATTTTTGATCATATAATTTATCACATGAATATCAGTTTCTTTAGGAACTTTATAAGAAGCTAATAAAGAGAAAAAAGAATTATGAGAAATTTTAATACCTTGTCTTAAATAACAAGAAATTTTTTCATTAATAGTAGGTCCTGGAAGACATTTATTTTCTTCGTTAAAAAAATTATCAGGAAAAGGTTTTTTTAATATACCTATACGATCTTCATCTAAATTTTTTTTATCACCTAAAATATAATTTTCATTTGTTTCTAGTGAAGAATCTTCTAAACCAAAAACTTTGTTTATATTTCTATTAGGCTTGACAAAACAACATGGAACATATTTATCATTAGTAGAGCCTTCGCAAAATCCAGGATATATATGTGGATTATCTTCATCAATTATATGAATACTTTGGTTTTTTTGTAGTATGTCAAGAGGTTGACCTTTATATTTAGGGCCAAATTCTAATATATCTGGGTATCGACCATTAACTAAATCGGATGATATTCTCCATTGTGAATTAAATGGATTTTTAGGCAAAAAAACTTTTTTACCGTATTCTGTTCCATATTTTTCTTGTGCAGCTTCTTTATCTTTATCAAGTGTGCCTAAACCTTCGTACTCAATATTTCTAAAATTAACTGTAACATTATCTTCAAAATCAAATATTTGTGGACAAATATACCAGTTTTGATTATCGGGAGAACTACCCCATTTTATTGCATTACAATCTTTTTTAGGATTCTCTAATAAATCTTGTTTACTACAACTGATTGAATTCGGAGATCTTTTAAATGCATCTGGATCAAGTTCTATTTTTTTTTTTTCATCATCTGATATAACAATGGGTTGTCTCGACGACTGACATCTTCTTGCATATTTAGGATCACTATCCCAAGTAAATAAATTTATATCTCTATTATATAATCTTCTTAATATAGGATTTTTTATGTCACTGTAATTTTCTTGAGATAATAATTTATCTATAGGTTTCTGACTATCTTCTTTTTCATCATTATTTTGTTCAATGTCGTCATTCTCATCTTCATCGTTATCGTCATCATCATCATCATCATCATCGTCAGGCTCATAATCATGATCAATATCATATAGATTAAATATATCTATATCTTCTGTTACTTCTTTGTGTGCTTTTTGTTCTATTTTACGGTTATCATCAATTAAAGCATTTATTTCTGAATTATTTTTGTTTTGAATTAATTTAAAAAAATCATTATATAATTCTGAAAAGTTTTTATATTTTTCTTCATATTTTTCTATATTTTGTTTATAAAACAAAGTATATGTATTAAAAAAACAATTTATAAAATTTTTAATATTATTTAATTCTAAAATATTTGAAAATCCTTCTATATATATTTTATATTGGTTTATTTCTTTTATTTTTATAGGTGTAATATAATGTATTTTTATATCTATTCCAAAATTATTTTTTTTTTTTTTATCGATTATTTGATTTATTTCTTCATTAATTAATTTTTGTGCAGTTGCTAAATCTACAAATTCGAATTTAGTTATAATTTTTTGAAGTATTTCTTCTTTTTTAATGTTTTGTTTATATAATTTATGAATATATTGTTTTGTAATAGGAATTTCACTATAATTATCAACTCGTCTATATTTAAAATGAATATATTTTCTATAATTTATGTCACCTTGTTTACGAATATATTTAGTGTGAACATTTTCTATTATACCAATATAATTACCAAATTTATCAGTTTGTATTATATCATAATTTCCATCAGATAAAAATTTATTAATTCTATATACATAATTATTCAGATTTTTCCAAGTTTTATCAAAATAGTCGACTTTTTCATTATTTTCATATATATTACTATTTAAAGAAACATGTGTAAAATATATATCACCTAAATTTTTAATATTATCATAATTTAATACTATATTTTGAGGTATATCTATTGTCATTACACAATTTTGATATAAGTAAGATGTATTATAAAAAGAATTATTTAAATTTAATATAGAAGTATTACTATTTAATATTATGTGTTTATAATTTTCATCATATTCTAAACTTTTAATTTCATCTATAAAAAAATTTAATTTATTATTTAAAATATTATCAATTTTTTCTAAAGAAATTTCATAAAATTCTTTCCATAAAACTGACAAAAATAATTCTCCATTTTTTGTTATTTCTAAATTTCCATATAAAGTATCAAATTTGTAAAAATTTACTTCATTATCAATAATAATATCTTCATGTTTTAAATTTATAATAAAATTTAAATTTACATTTTTAATTAGAATATTATTATCAAGATTCAAAATATCTAAACTTATAATTTTATCATGATCATAATTTATTTTTTTTATTTTTCCATTATAAGTATTATTTGAATTTTTAAAATTTCCTAATTTAATTTTATATTCTATAGATTTAGGCAGAGCTTTTATTTTTTTTATTTCATTATTATCAAGTTCATAGCTACTTACTTTTATCCAATCTATTAAGATTTCCTTACTAATGTAAGGAATATCATTATTACTATAAATTTTTGTAATTTCTTTAAAAATTTTATACATAATTTCTTTTGTAAAAGGATCTTTAAATTTTACAAAAGGTATATCTAAGCTTAATTCTATTTTATTAAATATATCTAATAAATTTATATTTTTATGTAAATTTAGCTTATGTTTTATTTTTGTATATATATTATTAATTTTATTGATATTAATTTCTGGTATATTAAATGTATCATTACTTGTAATTAATGAAAATAATTTATTTTTATTTCTAAATATATTGTTAATAGAATCAAAATCTTTTTTGGTATCACTATCTAACTTTAGACTATTTAATAATTTTATATAATTATTTTTATTTATATTAGGAAAATACTTACTTATAAATCCATTAAAATATTCATTAAGTTGTTTTTCTAATTTTAAATCAAAAACTTTTTTTTCTTCTATTACACTATGTATGTTAGAAAAACTATAAAAATATATTTCTTTATTATATATTCTACCTATAGATGATATTAATCTATTAATTTTGTCTTCATTAACAGAAGTTATGATATTTTCTTCTTTGTTTAATTGTAATTTATATCCTACATAATTTGAATCAAAATATTTATATATTAAATTATCTAAATATATTTCGGTTTTATATAAATTATTATAATATGTATGTGTTATAATAGGATTTCTTAAAAATTTTGTTATATGTTTATATATAAATTTATCATTACAAATATTTATATATGTTAATTCTTTTTCAGAAGTATATATTTTGACTAAAATATCTATGTTATGTTGATCTATACCAATTGATTTTAATTCCTCAATAAAAATTTGAATAGATGGATTATTTGAATTTTTTAACATTTTACAAAACATATTTTGAATAATTATATTAAATGGACTAATAGTTGATTCACTTGTATCTTCTAATAAATTCATATAATTATTATCTAAAAATGTTGTTAAAAATAAATTATCGGGTAATAAATATTCATTATCAATATAACTACTTAATTCTGAAAAAATAGTTTTTTTAAGTGAATAAATGCTATCATCTTCTAATATTAAAGTATATATAAATTTAACATTATCATATTTAGACCAATCAATATTAATTTCATCAAAAAAATTATAACCATATTTTTGTTTAAAATAATCTTCTAATTTCGTTGTATCATCTACAGATAAATATGGTAATTTTTTTTTATTTATATTTTCTAATATTTCTTTTATTTCGTCTGTAACTTCTCCTATAAATATATAACAATGTAATTGAAAACCATTATCTTTTTTGTATAATTCTTTATATAAAAAATTTATTTGATCATTTATAATTTGATAATTGTAAGATTGTTCGATTGATGATTCTTTTTCTTTAAGAGCATCTTCTAATTCATTAATTTGTTTATTAAATAATTCTTTTTTTATATTATAATCAAATTCCGAGGTAAATTTTATATATGTTATTTTATATGGTTTATAAAAAATTTTTGATTCATATTTTAATTCTTTTTCCATATATTATAATATTAAAATATAATTAATATTTTTTTTTACTTCATATATTTGTTTAAATATATTTGTTTAAATATATTTAATTAATTAAATATATACGCAAAATTTTACAAAAAAAGATTAAATATAGGATATATTTGATTTATTTTGTATATGGAGAATCTGTAATAGTTGTTCCACAATAAGAAACTGGTTGTTGATTATAATTAACATATTTATAAATTTTTTGTTTATCTGCATATTTTAATAAAAATTTCATATTATTCCAAAATTCATCTGTATGACCTATGGATACGGTCATTATATGAGCTAATTCATGTATTCCAACAAATAATATTGTATTAATATCTATTAATTCTTGTTTTTCATCTTTTGTTCTAATACAAAATACTATTTTTTCTCCTTTGTTTACCGAATAAGATGTATGTTTAGTATTTGATATTGTTTCACTTATTTTTTCTGGTTTAAATCGTTTTTCTAATCGTTGTATTCGAGGATCATCTGGCATTTCTAATGCTAAATATTTAACTAATTTATTTAATTTTTTAGATACATTTGCTAATAAATTAGCAGCATCCACTTTATCGTCTCTATTTCTAACTAAATATTCTTTATTATCTATAGTTGATTTAGTATAACATAATTCAGTAAATCTTTCTTCATAATACATAAAAACAGATAATATTATAATTGATACAATAATAATAGTAATAAATTCATTCATTGTTAGAATACTTTCAGAAAAAAAAAATTGATTTAAATATTAAATATTAATATTTAATATTAACAAAATGTTTATTATTAAGCCTGATAAAGAAGAAATTAGATTTCAAATTATAGATATTTATACACAAAATATGAAATTTAAAAATGAAGATAATAGTTCAGATTCAGACGATTTTTCAGACGAAGAAAATAAATATCAATTAGATAGAAGTGAATATAAGATAATGATATTTGGAAAAGACGAAAATGATTATACATATTCAGTATTAGTAAATGATTTTACACCATATTTTTATCTTAAGGTTCCTGATAATTTTACAAAAGATAAAATAAAATATTTAGAAGATTGGATTAAAGAAAATATGTGGAAAAAATATGAAGAAGGTTTAGAAAGAATTACTTTACATCAAAAAATGAGTTTTAGAGGATTTACAAATAAAAAGAAATTTAATTTTGTTAGACTTGTTTTTAGAAACACAAATGCTATGAATAATTGTATAAATTTATTTCAAAATAAAACTTGGAATTCTACATTAAAAAAATTCACAAAAATATTGCCCAAAAAAATTACAATTCAAGGTGTGACAGAACAACCATATTATTTTGATTTATATGAAAACATGATAGATCCTATGATTAGATTTATTCATCATAGAGAAATAAAACCAGTAGGTTGGATAACTATACCTAAAAATAAATATACAATTCGTAAATCAGAACATGAAACACATTGTAATATAAATATAAACACAAGATGGACAAATATAAAATATAATAATAATGAAAATAATGTAGCTATAAAAATTATGGCATATGATATTGAATGTGATTCAAGCCACGGTGATTTTCCTTTACCTAGAAAAGAATATTTAAAATTAACACGTGAAATAGTAATTGAATATGAAAGAATACAAAAAATTATATTTAATAAAGATTCTAATAATGTAGATGAATTAAAAAGATTAATATCCAATAAAAAAATGTTTGTTAAAAAACTAATTAATTTTGCGTTAAATGACGGAAGTGAAAAATTTAATATTAATAAAGTTTACATAAAATTTGGTTTTAATATACCAAATGAAAAAGTTATTGATATTGTTTCTTCAAATATAAGTAAAATTTTATTAGAATACGACCCTTGTGTGAAAACTTTTGATAGAAATAAACAGATTGATAAATCTATTGAAGCAATTAGTAAAATTTTAAATAATAATTTTCCACCTTTAGAAGGTGATAAAACCATTCAAATTGGTATAAGTTTTATAAAATATGGTTCAAATATACCTTATAAAAATTTAATGTATACATTAGGAAGTTGTGAAAATATAGAAAATACTAAAGTAGTTAGTTTTAATAATGAAAAAGATTTATTATTGGCATTCAATAAATTAGTTATACAAGAAGATCCAGAAATTATAACTGGTTATAATATTAATGGTTTTGATACTCCTTGGTTAATGAAGAGAGCTCATGAATTAGATATAGAAGAAGATTTTTGTAAATTAAGTAGAATAAAAGATTATAAATGTATTTTAAAAGAAAAACAAGAAAAATCAGCAATAGGACAACTTATTAAAGTTGAATTTGTAGATATACCAGGTAGAATACAATTAGACATATTAAAACTAGTTCAAAAAAGTTATAATTTAGATTCATATAAATTAGATTCCGTATCAGCTAATTTTATACAAGGTGATATTGAAGAAATATCTAAAATTAATGATAAAACTATTATAAAAACTAATAATTTAAAAGGATTAAATAAAAATAATTTTATAATATTTATAGAACAGGATGGATATTTAGAAAATAAATATTTGGATGGAAAAAAATTTGAAATTCAAAATATTGGTGAAAATAACTTTATAATTAATGAAAATATTGAATTAGATTTAAATAAAAAATGTATATGGTGTTTAGGTAAAGATGATGTATCTCCACAAGATATATTTGATTTACAAAAAGGTTCTAGTCACGATAGATATATAATTGCTAAATATTGTATGATGGATGTTATTTTGTGTATTGAACTATTATTAAAGTTAGAATTATTAACAAATTCAATAGGGATGGCAAATGTTTGTCTTATTCCATTGAATTGGAGTATACACAGAGGACAAGGTGTTAAATTATTAAGTTTAGTCACTGAAATTTTAAGAAAAGAGAATTATTTATTACCATATTTATATAAAAGTTTAATTAGTAAAGAAGGTTATGAAGGAGCTATTGTTTTACCACCTTATCCTGGTATATATTTAAATGATCCAGTAGCAGTTCTTGATTATGCATCTTTATATCCATCTTCTATGATTATGGGAAATTTATCTCATGAAACTATTTGTGAAGATGAAAAATGGTTAGGTGATATAGGTATTGAAAATTTACGTAAATTAGGATATGGATATTATGATGTTGAGTTTGATAGATATCAGACTACATTTACAAGTTCAGGTTCTATTAAAGAAAAAAAAAAAATAGGTAAAAGTAAAGTGCGTTTTGTTCAATATCCTAATAATGAAAAAGGTCTTATTCCTCGCACATTACAATATCTTTTAAACGCACGCAAAACTACTAGAAAAAAAATTAATTATAAGACTATTACCTTAAAAAATGGAGAAAAATATTCAGGTATTAAAAACGAATCAGACCAAAATACTATTATTATTGTTACTGATAAAAATGATAAAATTGAAATAAATAAAGACGATATTATTGATATTACAGAAACATATAATAAATTTCAAAAAAATATATTAGATGGTTTACAATTGGCATTCAAAATTACTGCTAATTCTTTATACGGCCAAATTGGTGCAAGAGTTAGTGATCTGTTTTATAGAGAAATAGCTGCATCTACTACATCAATTGGTAGACAACAATTAGATATTGCACAAACTTATTGTGAAAATAAAAAACATTTTCCTAAAATATTAGATAATGGTGAAACTATCTACTTAAATAATAAATGTGTGTACGGAGACACTGATAGTGTGTTTGTAAAATTTGATTGTAGATATAATAATGGTGAAAAAATGATAGGCAAAGAAGCTTTAGCTGAAACTATTAAACTTGCTAAAATTGCTGAGTCAGGAATAAAAAAAATATTAATGAAACCACAAGATTTAGAATATGAAAAGACTTTTTGGCCATTTATATTGTTTACAAAAAAAAGATATGTTGGTAATAAATATGAATTTGATATTGATAAATATAAACAAACTTCTATGGGTATTGTCACAAAAAGAAGAGATAATGCTCCTATTTGTAAAGTAATTTTTGGAGGAATTATTGATATAATTATGAAAGAAAAAAAAATTACACCATCTATTGATTTTCTACGTAAAAATATTAATAATTTAATTAATAGTAAATTTAATCTTGATGCTCTTATTATAAGTAAAACATTATCATCATATTACAAAGATCCCGATAGAGTAGCACATAAAGTTCTTGCTGATAGAATGGCTCAAAGAGACCCTGGAAACAAACCACAAATTAATGATAGAATTCCATTTATATATGTTGAAATTGATGAAAAAATTAAAGGAAGTATTTTACAAGGAGACAAAATTGAAAATCCAGATTATATAAAAAAAAATAATTTATCTCCTGATTATGAGTTTTATATTACAAATCAAATTATGAAACCGGTCTGTCAAATATACGGTTTATGTTTAGAATATATACCAGGATATATTCCTAATACTAACTTTAATGAACTTCAAATTAATTATGAAAAAACAATTGATAGAGTAAGTGCTACAAAAAAAATTTTAGAAAAAAAACAACAAATTGCTGGAGATTTATTATTTGGCGAGGTTCTAAGAAAATTGCAAAATAAAAGAATTGGTAATGTTGAAATTTCAAAATGGTTTACTCCTCAAAAATCTAATACTAAAAAATATTATAAACCATCATATTACGATGATAATAATAGCAATGAAGAATGTGACGAAAATTATGATGCATCTGGATTTAACATTTAATCTAAAATATATAATTATATATAAACACAATAATTTAACTTAAATTAAGATAAATAAATTTATATAATCAAATACGATTTAACCCTAAAATTTTACTTAATGCAGAAGATTTATTTACTTTTATTTTTAATCTTTCAGCTTCTTTCTCTACCTCTAACTTAGCTTTTTCATATTCTTTTTTTTCTATTTTATCCAATTTTATTTTATTGATAGCTATTAAATCTTCTAATTCCTTTTCCTCTTTTTTTTTTTTTTCTGTTCTTTCTAATAATTTTTGGTTAGTATATATTTTTCTTTCTTCTTTTAATAATTTGATTTTCTTATCTTCGTTAGCTTTTTCAATTTTTTTAAGTAATTCCTTGTTTTTTAGTTTTATTTTTAATTCTTCTTTTTCTTTTTCCTCTTTTATTCTTAATTGTTCTTTTGCTTTTTCCTTTTTTATTCTTAGTTCTTCTTTTTCATTTTCTTCTTTTATTTTTAATTCTTCTTTTGCTTTTTCCTCTTTTATTTTTAATTCTTCTGTTGCTTTTTCCTCTTTAATTCTTAATTCTTCTTTTGCTTTTTCCTCTTTTATTCTTAATTCTTCTTTTTCTTTTTCCTCTTTAATTCTTAATTCTTCTTTTTCCTTTTCTATTTCTTCTTTTGTTTTATTTTCTTTTATTTTTTGTAATGCTTCAAAATAAAGTCTACTTTTCTCATTTGCTATTTTTTCTGCTTCAATTTTTTCTAAATGTAACTTTTTAACTATATTTGTAGCTTCTTCGGCATCTAATCTAAATTGGTTTATTTTTTTTTTACTAAATTCATCAGCTTTTTGTTTTAAATATATGTATATATTTTCCGAAATATCATTTGTATTTCTATTATCTAAATTATTATCTGGATCTAAATAATTTTTTATATATAGATCATTGTCTATATCTGAATTATTGTCTATATCTGAACCATTTTCTATATCTGAATCATTTTCTATATCTAAACTATTTTCTATATCTGAATCATTTTCTACATTTGAATCATTATATATATCTGAATTATTTTCTATATTAGGAATATTTTCTATATCTAAATCATTTTCTACATCTGAATCATTATATATATCTGAATTATTTTCTATATTAGGAATATTTTCTATAAGTTTATCTAAATTATTTTCAATCTCTATATTATTTTTTATTTCGGCGACATCTTTCAAATTAAATCTTGTTGCTTCCTTTTTAAGATAATTATATATATCTCTTGCTAAAATTTCTATTTGAATATCTTTTTTTGCTATTGTTCTTATTTTTAAAGCCTCATTTTTAGCTATTAATTTGGCATTAATTAAAGCTAATTTTGTATATTTTTTTTTATTTATCTCTTGATTTTTTTTTTCTGTAATTGAAATTAATGATTGATTAAATAAATTTGTATTGTTTTTTTTAATATTTAATCTATTAAGTTCTTGCATATATTTTTCTTTTTTTAAAATATCATCTTTTTCTATTTTAGATAATATTTCTTTTTTATCATTTTTTTGTGTTATAAGTTTACTATTTAAATTCTCTAATTTTAATATGTCGTTGCTTCGAATTTCTAATTTAGAAAGTTCAAGCTGATTTTTACAATTTATTATATTTATTTTTTCAATATTTTTACATTGTATTTTGTTTTCATGTTCTATTTTTTGATTAATTTCTAATTCTTTTTTTTCGATTTCTTTTTGTGCTAAATTTTTTTTATTTAGTTCTTCAATAGCTCCTTTAATAGCAATATTATTAATATATTTGTTTTTTCGCATTTGTAATCTATTAACATCAATGTTGATTTTAGAATCTAATATATTTATTTTTTCAAGATTTTTAGCAGATATTTTATTGTCATTTTCTATTTTAAGTATATCTGTTTCATTTAATTTAGATATATTTTTGTATTTTCTATTTTCTTCAGCATATTTTAAAAAATAAAGTTTATTTTTATTTTTTTTTTTTATTTTATCTTCTTCGTTTTTCTTTTTTTCAATTTTTAAAAGTTGTTCTTTTTCTATATCTTTTTCTTCTTGTGTCATTATTTTTTTTTGAAAATATATTTTTTTTTTATTTTCATTAAAAATTTTATTGATTATTAATTTATTATTTAATTTTTCTTCTTGTTGTTTGTTTTTAATTAAAAATTCTATATTTTCTTGATTTTGTTGATTATCATTATTTAGATTATTTAGGCTATCAATAGTTTGTTGATTATTTAGATTATCAATAGTTTGTTGATTATTTAGGCTATCAATAGTTTGTTGATTATTTAGAT